TTGATTTGACATAATCACGCACTGTTTCGTCAGGTTGTTTTACATATCTGATCATTGCAATTTGATCGTCAGTGAGAACAATAGTTGTTTAAACTTTGATTTTCATGGTCACTCTCCCTTAAAGTGTACCAGCCAAAGCATGCAGCAATATGGCTGTGAGGTACAGGCTGGCAAAGAATAGTGCCAGCCCGGCTAATTCAAAGATGAAGCGTATGATGGACATTAGATGCTCACCCCATTGAACCTTGCCCAAGCTTCTTTGCTTTGAGCTGCATCGATGCCAATCACTTTGAGCGTGGCCCTTGCTGAGATAACAATGCCTCGACAGCTCTCCCAGTAATCGCCGCCAATATCGTCAGCATAGGATGTTGCGCGGCTTCTCAGCTCAGCCAACTCAGGTGTTTCATCAGCACTGATGAAATAATGGGCTTTGGTTTCCCTGATGATCTCAGGTGCTTCACAGTCACACTCGACATGATCGCGGTAATACACTTTGGGTATTTTATAGATGCTTTCCATTTCATGCTCCCTTCGTTGTTGAATTACCTTACACAACTAATATGGGTATCTTGACACAAGATGTCAAGGACTATGCATAATAAATAAAGGGTGTTGCAAATGACGCGAAAATGTGGATGATGGATTTATCGTGCGGTTCATAACCGCCGTTCCTCCCTTAGATAGAAAACTATGGCCGGTGCCAGCCCCATTGGTGCCGGTCACTTTTATGGGTGATTGATGGCTAGAAAGATCAACAAGACAGTAATGACAGAGATCGCCAACAGGCTTGGCTCTGGCGAGACACTTGTCAGCATCTGCAAGGATGAAGGCATGCCGGGCTACCGGACTGTCACAAGAGCTGTGATGCAAGATGATGAGCTGTTTGAGATCTATCGTAAGGGTAGGCTGATGCAAGCTGAGTTTTATGCTGATCACATCAACGAGCTTGCCATGGCTCCGCTGCCTGATGATGTAGATCCACGCATGCTCAATGCTGAGGTGCAACGCCGTAGGCTTGAGGTAGACACGCTCAAGTTTACTATGGGTAAGCTACAGCCATGGGGCTTGAGGGATAAGAAGGAAGACGCGCCAGCTCAGCAGAGCATCACGATCAGTTGGCAAGGCAGCGAGGTATTAGCAGAGGCGGATGCGTAGGGATTGTCCCTATATATCGGCGTTGCTCTGGCCCAGCTACGCGCGCGAAGCCAGCGTGATGCACCGCCTTTGCAGTCCGGTGACCTTGCATGCTGCACCCGGCGGTCACGCTCAGGGAACAAGAGGTGCCTGATTGTTTGGGTACAGATTGGGTACGATCCGCGCAGAATATTGATCAGGATTCTGAGATATGCCAGACCCCACCCTCCGATTTTTTACCGCTGCCTCTATAGACAATAATCTTCCCGACTAATGGAGCCACACAGTCATGTCCAAATTGACAGCTACACAGAAAAACCAGTTGCGAAAGCACAGCAAAAAGCAATCGCCAAAGCATATGTCTGCGATGAGCAACATGATGCGCTCAGGCAAGAGCTTTGATGAGGCGCACAAGATGGCTATGAATAAGGGCGGCGCTTAGTGCAGATTGTCATACCGTATGCGCCAAGGCCGTTACAGGCAAAGCTGCATGATCAGCTATCGTCTAAGCGCTGGAGCGTAGTTGTCTGTCATAGGCGATTTGGCAAGACTGTCATGGCAGTCAATCATTTGCTGCGTGATGCGATTATGAGCGGTAAGCCTAACCCACGCTACGCATATTTGGCACCCACATATCGGCAAGCCAAGAATGTTGCATGGGATTATCTTAAACAATTCGCTGGGGCGATACCCGGTGTCCGCTTTAACGAGACAGAGCTACGGTGTGACTTGCCTAATGGCTCAAGAATAAGCTTGTTGGGGGCTGAAAACCCGGACAGCTTGCGTGGTATCTATCTTGATGGCTGCGTTATTGATGAGGTGGCTGATACGCCAGAAAGCGTGTTTCCTGAGATCTTGAGGCCAGCTCTATCTGATAGACAGGGTTATTGTGTGTTTGTAGGCACACCTAGAGGCACAAACGCATTTTACGATTATTACGAGCTGGCGGCTAGCAACGATGACTGGGTTGCGGCGGTGTACAAGGCGTCTGAGACAGGCATCTTGCCTGATGAAGAGCTGGAAGCTGCTAAGACTATGATGTCACCAGATCAGTACGAACAGGAATTTGAGTGTAGCTGGGTTGCGAATGTACCCGGCAGCATTTACGGCAAAGAGATGCAGACGGCGCTAGAGAATGGCCGGATTGTTAATGTGCCATATGACCCATCGATGAAGGTTCAGACATTTTGGGATCTGGGTGTTGGTGATAGCACGGTGATATGGTTTGTTCAGCGTGTTGGCCAGGCGGTTCATATAATCGACTTCTATGAGAATAGGGGCGAGGGCTTGCCGCACTACTGTGCAGTCCTTGCGCGTAAAGGTTATTTGTATGGGGATCACTATGCGCCTCACGATATCGAAGTGCGTGAGCTGGGTTCGGGCAAAAGCAGAAGAGAGATTGCGTGGGATCTGGGGCTTAATTTTAGGGTGCTACCAAAGCTGCCGCTTGAAGATGGCATCCATGCGGCGCAAATGATCATACCCCGGTGCTACTTTGACCGGGATAAATGCAAGGCCGGGCTAGAGGCGCTGCGCCAGTATCATCGGGCATACAACGAAAAAAGCAGAACATTTAGATTAACGCCAGTTCACGACTGGTCATCACATGCAGCCGACAGCTTTCGTTACATGGCAATAGGCATACAAGAAAGCCGCATGAGCCACCGGCCACCACAGCAACGAGCTGTAATGGATTACAACCCATTTAGCAGTGCGGCTGCGAACTGAGGAGAACAGCATGGCTTCAAAGATGTCGAAAGCCCCGGCTAAGAAAGTGAATGTTGCCGGACAGGAACACTCACTAGCCTACATCAATAAGAGTGAAGCGCGGATGTTACGGCGCATGGGCGGCTCTGGTAAGCCCGGCCCTAGCGGCATACCGACATATATTCCAGATGACGGCAATCGTGGGCCGGGCCGTTTTAAAGACGCGCCTAGCGGCCCAAGCAAGGGCGAGTTTGGCGGCGGCGATAGTAAAGATGCTAGCAATTTCAGCTTGGGCAATTATGATTCGAAGGCTGCCTCAAAAGGCAAAGGCCAAAGCCAAGCAAACTTAGACGCCCAGAAAGCTGCCGCAGAGGCCGCTGCAAAGGAAAGAGCAAAGCAACAGTTAAAGGATCGTCAGAAAGCTTCCGCTAAAAAATCATTATTAGATTTTACGCCGACTGGAGCAATTACCAAATACGGTGGCAAAGTGATGCGAGATTATTTGGCAAAGCAGCTTGATTCTGAAAACTTTGTCGATGCTATATTCGATCAAAAAGGCAAGTATGTCGGCAATGTAACCAAGAATTTTCTAGGTTTCAATGTCTACTCTGGTCAAAAAGTTGTAGGGTACAAAGGGGCATACCAAAATCTTGTTGAGCAGCAGACACCTGACCGCGATAATGATGATCAAGTAGAAGCACAAATTGTTAAAGATTACGGCGGCGGCAAACTTTCAGAAGATAAAGTTGACGGAATCAATCAAGTGTTGCCAGATGCGCCCGCTGCGCCCGGCAATGTTGGTGATGGCGATCAGACAGAGTTAGCTAAGAAAAAATCCAGTTTAGGTCAGGAATCTACCATAGGCACAAGCGCACAAGGCTTGTTGTCTGGTGCTAGAACCCGGCGGCGATCACTGATGTCAGGTCTGCTAGCATGATGGATTTGCGCGGCAAAAAAAACCTAGCCGGTAAAATGGGTATGTCGGCACCGCAGCCAATGAATTTTAGCGGTGCAATGAATGTAAACCCACTGGAGCGTTTGCTGCAAAAGTCTGCTGGTAAAAGCCGTGGCAGATCGATTGCTGGTGTGAAAAGAGACAAACCATCGAAAATGTCCGGGGGTATGTACTAATGGCAGAGCCGATCCGCAAAGAGGTTAGTGCGCTTGACCGGCGGCTGAAAACGCTAGAAACACAGCGATCAAACTGGGAAAGCCACTGGCAAGAGCTGGCAGACTATATGCTGCCGCGCCGGGCTGACATTACAAAAAAGCGCGCACAAGGCGATAAACGCACAGAGCTGATCTATGATGGCACAGCCATTCACGCTGTCGAGCTGCTGTCAGCAAGCTTGCATGGCATGCTAACCGGCGCATCAGCGCCATGGTTTTCGCTGCGCTACAGGGATCCGATCCTACAAGAGAGCGATGAGGCCAATGAGTGGCTAGAAGCTACAACCGATCAGATGTACATGGCGTTCAACCGCTCAAACTTCCAACAAGAGATCCATGAGCTTTACTATGATCTTGTTGTGTTTGGCACGGCGGCTATGTTTGTCGAAGGTGACGGCGATGGCGTTAGGTTTAGCTGCCGCCACATAGCAGAGATTTACATATCAGAAAACGCGCTGGGCAAGGTGGACACTGTCTATCGCAAGTTTGAGCTGACAGCTAGAGCTATTGCCAGCCGGTTCGGCGAAGACAATCTGCCACAAAAAATAGACAAAAGCCTCAAAGAAGATCCATTCAAAGAACACCCGGTGGTGCATGCAATTTTCCCGAAAGAGGGCATCAAGACTGATTTGTTTGCAAAATTAGATAAGCCTATAGGCTCAGTCTACTATTGCGCCGAAACAAAAATGGTGTTGGGCGAGGGCGGCTTTGACGAAATGCCTATGTTGATACCGCGCTTCAACAAAGACAGCGTGTCAGTTTATGGGCGCAGCCCCGGAATGACATGCCTCAGTGATACAAAAATGTTGAACAAAATGAGCGAGATAACCATCCGCTCAGCGCAAAAGCAGCTAGATCCACCACTGATGGTGCCTGATGATGGGTTCCTGTTGCCAGTTCGCACAACACCGGGCAGTTTGAACTTTTACCGCACTGGCACCAGAGACAGGCTAGAGCCGCTGCAAGTTGGCGCAAACAACGCGCTTGGCCTTAACATGGAAGAGCAACGCCGCCAAGCGATACGCGAAGCATTCTTTGTTGATCAGCTACTGATGGGCCAAGGTCAGACAATGACTGCGACAGAGGTGTTGCAGCGCAATGAAGAAAAGATGAGGCTGCTTGGCCCGGTCATGGGCAGGATGCAAAACGAATTATTACAACCGCTTATAGATCGAACCTTTGCTATACTATTAAGACAGGGCGCGTTCCCAGAGCCGCCAGAAGAGCTGCAAGGTCTGGACATCGACATCGAATATGTCAGCCCACTAGCCAAGTCGCAGAAGATGGCTGAACTGCAATCAACCCTGAGAGGCATTGAGGTGTTGTCGCAGTTTGGTGAGATGGCCCCGGTCATGGATTATTTGGATAGCGACAAGATGATCAAATACCTTGTCGATGTTCTTGGCCTACCGGCAAGAGTTATTCGCTCTGATGAAGAAGTAATGATGGTGCGCCGCCAGCAACAGCAACAAGCTCAGGCTCAGGCAGAAGCGCAGCAGCAAGCAGCCAACGCTGAACAGGCCGGGCAGATCGCGCCATATATCAAGGCAACCGGCGAGGTGCCACAGATATGAGCGATCAAAACTATCTAGAAATTTTAAAGATCAAGTACCGCGAACTGTTTTTGTCTGAAGAGGGCGCGGCAGTTTTGGATGATTTGCAATCGCGTTTCAACATTAACAACACGACATTTGAGCGCGGTGACCCGCATTTTTCAGCGTTCCTAGAGGGCCAGCGCTCAGTTGTATTGACGATTATGCGAATGATTGATGATAGGAAGCAGACACAAGAAGAGGAATAAAAAATGGAAGACCAAGTTGAGACAACCCCGGTTGAAGAAAGCGGATCTCAAGAAGCAGCCCCGGTGGGCTTTCTTGACAGCTTGCCGGAAGAATTACGGCATGAGCCGTCACTGAAAAATTTTACTGATGTCGGACAGCTAGCAAAAAGCCATGTCCACGCGCAACGCATGATTGGGGCTGACAAGATAGCTTTGCCCGGTCATGGATCGAATGACGATGATTGGATCCTTT